GAAGTTATAGAAAATGACTAATTTCATTCCCCGTTCATTCCCCATTCATTCCCTGGTAGGGAACGGAAAAGTAAATTTCATTCCCCCCCCGCTATATATCTTATATATAGCGGGGAACAGGGAATGAAATATCAGGCTGTTTTTAAGTTTCTTGCCCGACGGGCAAGAAATAATAAATACTTGACAATTTAAAAAAATAAGGATTTTAATAAATTATTATGAAAAATTATAAAAAGGGTATCTGATATGGGAGAATTGCACCCCGAAAATTTAAAACCCTGCAGAGATACTGCAACAGCAAAAGCAAGGGGTAAGCTTGGCGGTATAAAATCCGGTCAGGTTAAAAAAGAAAAAAAATTGATGTCCCAGATCATGGCTGAATTTTTAGAGAAACAACATGATGTCCAAATTTTTGAAAAAGGAAAAATTTCTAAAAAGAAAATGTCAGGGACCGAACAGGTTAATCTGGTTATAGCTGATATTCTTTCACGCCGTGACTCTGCCTCTGTATCGATGATAAAAACAATTGCAGAAACTACAGAAGGCGCAAAAATAAAAGTTGAAGGTGAGTCGTTAGTACAAATAGTAATTGAAGGTGTACCCCCTGAACCTGATAACAACAAGAATTAAAATCCCTGAAAAATTAAAATGTCTCTTTACTATAAAAAAGAGATATATAGTTTTATATGGCGGTAGAGGTAGTGCGAAAAGCCACACGGTCGCTACTTTTTTATTGTCTAAATCCCTTGAAAAAAAAATCAGGATTCTATGTACCAGAGAAATACAGAAATCAATCAAAGATTCTGTATGGAAACTGCTAACTGAAAAAATAAACGAATATCAATGGAATTCATTATTTAAAATTACAGATGATTCTATTATCTGTCTTAAAACCGGATCAGAGTTTATATTTAAAGGTCTTCACGGGAATGGCCAGGACATTAAATCTACTGAAGGGATAGACTATGCATGGGTAGAAGAAGCGCAAAGTGTTAGCAGGGATTCTCTTGAAGTACTTGTACCAACAGTCAGGAAAGAAGGCAGCCAAATAATATTCACCTATAATCCTCTGTTTGAAGAAGATCCAGTACATGCTGATTATACCCTCACCGACCGGGATGACACTTTAAAAATAGAAATTAACTGGAGAGATAACCCGTGGTTCCCTGAAGTTCTTAAAGCAGATATGGAATATGACAAGAAAACCAATCTTAATAAATATTTGCATATCTGGGAAGGAAAGACGGTTGCTTTCACCAATGAACAGATTGGAGCTTTTGAAACAGTATCAGAATGGAAATGCCAATACTCAGTTTGTTTTGTCGACCCTTCTTTTTCTGACCGTGTGGGTTCCGACAGCACCGCTGTTGCTATTGTGGGGGTTCGGGATAATTTGCTTATTTTTACGGGGATGTTATTCCCAAAATCTATAGCGGACCCGCAGACAAGAAGAGAGTTACTTGACTTTATAGACATATACCATCCTATAGAGACTGTTTTTGAGTCTCAACTTTCAGACTCGTCTATTTTCTTTTTAGATGTCCTTAAAAAAGATGAATTGATTTATCAGATTAAAAATTTGTGGACAGTTAAACATCAGAGTAGAGGAAAGCACGAACGCATAATGGGAACTATCGCAGTACAAAAAGAAAATATGCGAATACTCGAAGGCACTCAACAGGCTTTCAGCCTTGAAGTAAGCAGATATAGAAAAGACATTGAGCATGATGACGCGCCAGACAGTTTAGCGGGTGCAATAGAAGCTCTTGGCACTTCAGAAATAGTTGGGGAATATGCCCGAGCTGTCGAGATAATGCGGAGGCGATAAATGATACTCCAATGGAATGATAGAACAAAGAAATTTAATGAATATAAATTCGGTGATTTTTTGCCGGCTGATAAAATACCTTACGCTATTATAAAAATGCATTTAGAAGCTGGTGAAATAATTGAAGTTGAAAATCCGCAAATCCCAAAAATAAAATTATCAATATCTGTAATGGCCCATCCCGCCCGTGAAAATAACTTTGCATATCTGAAAGAAAAATTAGGTGATGTTCCTTTTTCCATTGACCAGAAAAATAATCTGATAGAAAATTGTAAAGCTGCATGGATGCTGCATGATCCTGAGTCTGATTTTCATGTTGTTATCCAGGATGACGCTATTGTGTGCAATCATTTTAAAGAAAGAGCAGAACAATTTATCACAGAAATGGAAGCAGATAGAATTTCAAAATGCCTGCCTATAAGAGGTTACAACTTCTTTATTAGATCTGAATATTCGGCAGCGCAGATGCAGACTTCTGAAAAACAAGGGTATATCCTTGAGCCCCGCAATAGGGGAGGAGTTGCGATCTGCCTGCCGACAAATAAAATTAAAGATATGATTAAATTTTACGATACACTTTTAGAAAGTCATGATGATGAAAGGATATCATTATGGATTGTAAAAAATGAATATCAAATGTGTTATCCGATTCCTTCCCTGATAGATCATAATGACCATAAGCCCTCTTTAGCTGGACACAATGGACTTAGCAGGGAGGCATATAAATTTATTGATAATGTTAAGTATATAATCCCTAAGCAAATACATCAATTATGGGTTGGCCCGAAGCCCCCGCCTTTGAAATGGATGCAGACATGGCGAGATAAAAATCCGGACTTTCTTTATAGATTATGGACTGAAAAAGAAATACTTGAAGAAAAATGGATAAATCAGGATTTAATAAATTATTATTATGAACATGAAATATGGCATGGGGTGAAAGATGTCTGCCAATATGAAATTCTTTATAATTATGGTGGAGTGTTTATTGATGCTGATACAGAATGTATATTTCCTATCTCCGGATTATTTTCGGATCAATTTGATTCTTATAGTTATTATGAAAATGAAGAATCAAGACCCGGATATATTCAACCCTTATTAGCTGCGGTTCAGGGTTCTAAGTTCGCAAAAGAACTTATAGAAGGATTAAAGCATGTGGATTTGAATAAAGATTCTGAACCATGGAGAATCACGGGGAATAAATATGTTGGTGAGATGTATAAAAAGACAATCCAGAATGTAAAAATATTTCCATCTCATTATTTTAATCCGGATCATTTTTCAGGGGTTAATTATATCGGGGATGATAAAATTTACGCCAGGCACCATTACGGATCGACAGTGCCGGGAACATATGAAAAGGGGATATAGGAATGGTTGAAAAGATTATAAAAGAATATCCGGAAACAATTTCATCATTGATAAATATCAATCAAGCTGAATATATATTAAAAAATTTATCTTCTATTTTACATTTACCAGGTGAAGTTGTTGAGCTTGCCTGTAATATTGGCACTACTTCATTGTATATCAGAAGGCTGTTAAATGCCATGAACTCTGATAAGATCTTTCATGTTTATGATTCGTTTCAGGGATTACCCGAACCGGCAGAGATTGACGGGGACCTATGCAAGAAAGGAGACATGAAAAAAGAACAGCATGAATTTGAGAAATCTTTTATAGATGCCGGACTTGAATGTCCGATAATCCATAAGGGATGGTTTTGTGATATTCCTGATAATGAGTATCCTGATAAAATATGTTTCGCCTTTTTTGACGGGGATTTCTATTCTTCTATCTTTGACAGCTTTTATAAGGTCTATCATAAAATGTCTAAAGGCGGTATTATTCTCATACACGACTATGAGGGTGAAAATTTACCTGGGGTAAAGGCTGCTTGTGATTATTTCCTGAAAGACAGACCCGAAAAGGTTTCAGAGGTATTTAAAGGGATTGCCCACATAATTAAATTGTAGTTGACAATTAAAAATAAACATGAAAGACATACCACATGGCACAGTATGTTACAAAAACTATAGATTCAGTTATCAGGGGAACTACATTTAAGGGTATAGGCTTTTCAATTAAGACCGGCCCCGATGCGCAACATTTAACACCACTTTCTATAGCTTCTGCCAAAATGGATATAAAAGTTTCTGCCGCAGCTCCCGCAACATTGACATTGACGACAGGCTCAGGTTTAACAATAGATCCGGCTTATCCGGGGATGGTTGTAGTTGACAGCCAGATTATAGATATTGAGCCTTTTAATTATATTTACGACATTGAGACAGTCACGCCCGATGGTGAAGTTGATGTTTATATCAAAGGAACATGGGAGATTATAAACTAATATGGGTGTTATCACAGTTGACACGCTTGAAAATCTTGTTGAGATAGTTAGTGTTGAAATTGCTATCGGGCCGGTCGGCCCCCGTGGTCCTCAGGGAGTAACGGTTAATTTACAGGTTGCAAATGGATATATCCAATACCAGCATGTTGGCGATACTTCGTGGATAAATTTAATTGCCATTTCCGCTTTAATCGGCCCCGCAGGCCCTACAGGTGCAACAGGGGCAGACGGAAAACAGGTTTTACTTCAGGTTGCAAATGGTTATATACAATGGAAATATCAGGGTGACGCTTCGTGGAACAATCTGATTGCCATTTCCACGCTTGTTGGCCCTCAAGGCCCACAAGGTATACAGGGAATTCCAGGGCCTTCCGGCGGAGTCGGTGCGGGAGTCTTATTCTATCCTACAAATATACAATCCGATTTA